AATCTTCATTATCTCCTATTACTTTGTCATATTTTTTTCCAACAAATACACCTTTTTCTTTCATAAAAGATAAAGATGCTTTTTGACTAGAATAATCTGTATTAAGAAACATTCCAAAAGGTGGGTCAGTAAATACTAAATCTATTTTATTATTGTTTATTAATTTATCTATATTGCTTTGAATTGTACTATCTCCACACAAAAGCCTATGATTACCTAGTTGCCATATATCCCCTAATTTAGTAATAGGCTCTTTAGGTGGTTCTGGAACTTCATCTTCATCTGCTAAATATTCTTCATCATTTTTTAAAAACTTATCTATTTCACCTGAATCAAAACCTAATAAATCAATATCATAGTTTTCTTCTAATAAACTTTTTACTTCTATATCTAATAAATCAAAATCCCAGTTACTGTCTTCATTTAATCTGTTATCAGCTATCCTATATGCTTTTGCTTTTGCTTCTGATAAATCTGCAATATGAATTGGCACTTGTTTTAGACCTAACTTTTTAGCACCTAATAACCTAGTATGACCTACTATGAGAACCATATTTTTATCTACAACTATTGGTTGCTGAAACCCATATTCACTGATTGAACTGGCTACTTTATCTACTGCTTGATCTTTTCTTGGATTGTTGTGATACGGAATTAATTTGTCTATATCTATTGTTTCTACTTTCATGCCTAATTTTCCCATTTAGTTTGGTAATATAAACCTAGCACAATATAATTATTATTCAACTATTTCACTCTCTGTTTCTTTATCTATAATAAAGTCTATATATTGTTTAGCTTTCTTTAGGTCGTCTATTCCACCTTTCCATCTCCAACGTGTAATATATTTAATTACATTCCCTTCACAATAAGATAGGTTATTCTTTGTAATATAGTCTATTGGTTCTATACCACCTTTATTGTAATGATCTGGTTTTTTTATGTTATCCATCATTTACCCTAAATATATCTTGATAAATAAGATTAATTATTTTCTCGTATTCTTTTTGCTCATATTTATCTATATCAATTTCTGATACTAGCTTTTTAAATAATTCTATTTTTTTTACATTTTCCATATTGTTGTATCCTCTATAGTTTTCATTAAACAGTTTGAGCAAACGTATTTATTTGCATTATCTACTTTAATTATTGGGTTGCCACCACATCTACTACAAAACATATATTTACCTGTTGAAAATTTAGTTATTTTCTTTTTAGTTTTATTATTTTTTTTTTGTTTTTTAGACATACTGTAAAATGTTAAATCTTCTTTATTTCTATCATTTTTAAATCTATCTGCCATTTGTAGCTCCTTTTCTTCTAATATATAATAATTCAAGGCATTTAAATCGCCATAGAGTAGGGGTAAAGCATAATTGCCTATGTTTGTACCCCTTTATCATTTAAAGCCTATTACCCATGTTTAAATACTTAATTGCTTCATCTCTAGTAAACTCACCTTCTTTGATTGCTCTTTGAACATCTGGAAAGTGTTGATTAGCAAAACTTGTAACGAATGAACTTTGTTCTTTATCTTCTATAGCTTGTTTTAAAACCTTTAGCCTTAGAGGATATACTTCAGTAGTATTGCTTTGCTTAGCCACCTCATCTTCGTACTTTTTGGCTGATAACCAAAAGGCTGGTTGCTTGGCATAACGCTTGTCTTCCACCGTATTGTAATAATTATTATACATTTCTGCTAATTTTACTGGTTTATCTATCCATTCTTGATCTAAAAGCCTAAAATTCTTTTCTGCTATACCCTTACTTACTTTATTAGATATTAAATTCCAAAATAAAGGGAAATTATCCTTTTTCTTGGTTTTAGGTTTAATGGTAGGGGTAGTGGTAGGGGTAGGGGGGTTATGGCTAGGTTTTTTTGGTCTACCACCAAGCCTTCCATTTACCTTAGATGCTTCTATTCTTTTAGTAATAAACAAGTATTCTTGCAGTTGTCTTTCATTTTGGTAATGATCTTGAACCTCTACAAAAAATTGTTTTAATACTGTTTCACAAGCTTTTTTTTCTTCTTCTGTAATACAGTTTGCTATTCTGTAATATATGTTGTTATTTTTTGGTATACCCTTACATTTTTTGTTCCAATTCCAACATAATAATCGTATGTAAACACCAACCTCAATCGCAGAATTACTCATTGTTCCTGCAATAAAATCGTCAGTAAATAAATACCATGCTTTTAGTTTTTCTTGGGGTTTGCTACTTTTATCTATAAACATTCTTTTCTCCTCGTTATTGTATTAATAAAACCTAAAATTTATATTTGGTAAAGGGGTAATTAATACCCCCAAACCTCAACTCTAGCTTTGTGTACTGCTTCCTCTCTCCATATCCAGTCGTCAGGGTTAGGAATCAGCAAGTTTTTAACATCATCTAATGTATCTACCTTTTGCAAAAACGAACCCATTACCTTGACAATATGATTACAAATTTTCATGGGTTTGCTATAATCATCTACACTAAACTCATAAAATTCAGTACCAGATTTTTTGCATACTAAATACCATAGTTTTTGATTAGCATTAGTTCCTTTATTGTAGATGGCTTGTTGCATAGCATGAGCATAAGATATGCCCTGGGGCTTTCTTAAAGTAGTTTTTAAATCGATATAAAATTCTTCTTTTGTGGTTTTATCCTCAAATTGAAAATCGGTATATCCTACTAAGGGTATTCCTTCTATATCCATTTCTACTTTGTTTTGATAACCTATTAAATCCCATTTAAAAGCATAATTAGTTAGCCTTTGTACTCCTTCATTAAATAATGGAATTAGATTTTCTCTTTCACTTGCAACCTTATCACCAGTTAAACCAGTACAACCTTCATCATACTCATCAAGCATTTTTTCTATTGCTTCTGTCTGATCAGTTCCGTTTAGCCAAAGGTTTAAAGCAGATTCTACAACTGTTCCTCTTTGCATAGCTGGGTTAGAATCAAATTGATAACCAAATATTCTCCTTAAAGCCCACCTCTCTCTGTTAAATGCAAACTCAGTTAGTTGGCTAAATGATAATGGTAACAAGTTTTTCTTATTATCATTGTCAAACTTTTTAAAATGCTCTATCATATTAGCCCCACAAATTGTATAGCTATGCCAAATATAATAACTCCTATAAAGAATTTTATATAATCATTCATTGCTATCTCCTTCTAAAGAATACTCAGCAAACGTTTTGCCTTTTTTAGTAATATTCTTTGTGGTTATATTATGCCCTTCTTTTCTTAGATTATAAATTCTTGCACTTAAACGAAAGCAATCGAATCTATGTAAGGCTTCTAGTGGTGTAATAGATTTCCCCTCTTTTAGGTAATCTAGTATTCTTTGGTTTTGTGTTTCACTCATAACATACTCCTTTCTATTAAATGTTAATTTTAGCGAGTTCCCTCTCGTTTACAATTTTTGTCCTTAAATCTTCACGAAAGGTCTTAAAGGTTTCGTATCTAATTTTAGATCGATTCCTCTGCTTAAGAACGTCAGCATATCTAATGTTGAAATCCTTAATTCTTGTATCAGAGAAAATATGGGCATTTAACTCTGATGTATTCTTATACTTAATGTTTTGAGAATAGTGAAGTGTTAATTCTGATATGATTAACTTTTCTTCTTTTTTCATTAAGTCTAAAGCTGTGTCATTATCACTATATTCTAAACCCAGTTTTTCTTGCTGGTGTGATAATACGTTAGGGTCGAATTGTATAGCATATATATCTGTCATTATTTTATCCTCAATATTTTATGTACAAACCATTTAATTGCTCTTTTAATTCTATCTATGAAGTAGACGTTAATTATATGCTTCATAATCCTTACAAATATTAGTATTGGTGATGTCAGAACATCTGCAAGCAATATAAAAGCATCTACTAATAGATCAATAATATTGTCAGTGGTACATAACCTTTTCCACTTTTGTTTTATTCTAGTTCTAAAAGACATACTACTTAGTAACTCCAAATGTTTTCTCGTAGCACTGCTTACAGTAGTATTTAAATTTCTCATAAAACATAGCCTGAACTGGAGATGAATTAGTAGAACAGAAGGAACATTTTTTAAGCATAATTAATTTCTTCCAGTGTTGAGATGTTCCGTCTTTTTGAATTGGTTTTTTTCTAGCCATTTTTCTGCTTTAACTCTTTTGTATAAAAATTATTTTCTTCTACTGTTCTTAC